AAAATATCCTGATAATACGGCACTCCGAGCGTCGTGTCTAAAAACCACTCGCCCAAAAAGAGTTGGAACTTGACCTTGAGGTGTTGAGCGATCGCCTCAACGCCCGAATTGAGCCTAAAAGAGTTATCCACAAGCTCAAGGTCTCCGTCTATGTCTAATGCAAAACTGCTCATATAATCCCCACGGCGTCATGTGTGTCGGCCCCAGAGTCGGCTCCGCTGCACTTCGCATTTGCCACGATATGATCGACGACCTCATATGCTATGGCCTCGGATAGTTGTTTCAGCCAATAGTTGTCGTCGTCAGGGTTGACGGCTGGCTCTCCCTCACCCCAAAACGTCTTGAGATGCCCGTAGATCGCCGCTTTCAATACCACCTTATCCATCGCCATAATACACGCCCCTATCTTTCAAGAAAAGTCCGAAGATGCTCCCTGTCCTTAATAAGCTGGTGCATCCCTCCGCTTATAACATGAGATATGAAATCGTCCAAGAACTTGAGCAGCTCGTAGGAACTGTTTAACACCTGCAAATGACCATTTGGCTTGACTCTGATCTCCGTTCCGTCGTTGTTCTTGATGATGATATCGTCGTTGTTGTTAAGCGCGACTCCGTCTGAAAACGGATAACACCCTGCGAAAGCGATTGCGTCCGAGAGGTGATGCGCTCTCGTGTCCTCGGGGTCGTGAGAGTCTCCGACGGTCAACCACTTTTCAAGAGAGCGATCGCTAAACACCAGCAAGACCTTGTTGCCCTCTTTCAACGGCATGGCGATAATCGCCCCGCCAGCTCTAGGGAAGGCGACAGGTACAGAGTAGATCGTCGGAGCTGTCTCAGACGTTCCATCTTTGTATCTCGTTTTGAAGTCCGCTCGAACGTCCGCGAGCTGCTTGTCTTTATCGTACTTCAAGACGGTCGCGGGGCAACAGACTCGCGTATTGTAAGCCGCTGATTGAGACATCTTGCTAAGGGTCTCCGAAAGAGTCGGAGTTGCCTCGCCTTGCGGGTTGCTGTTTTCTTTCAAATACTCTGTCATGCCGTAGCCTCGCACATTGAATAAAAATCGCCCTGATGAGCGTCGCCTCGATGAACGACCTTTTGGAGCTTGAACGTCCCTGTGACCAACCGCGAACTCAGAGAGACCTTTTTACCAGGAATCAACCGAGGCTGGACAAGGCTCACAAACTCCACGCCCTTCGCCGTTTTGTTAGGCGACCCGATGAGTCCTGTGTCCGAAGTCAGATAAATCTCATCTTCGCTGCTCGCTGCGCTCTTCGGAAGTATCTGCAATTTCTCGTTCTGGATTGACCACTCAAGATCGTTTGCCTGACATAGATCGTTGAGCGCCTCCCTCACCAGACCCGAATGAGAGAACCCGTGGGCATAGGTTTTGTTCGGTATGCCTTCCTGAGTCCCTTTAGCCAGCCCCAGCTTAGTTTGGCAACTGTCAAGGATTACTTGTAGGTTGGTCGTCGGTGGAAATCCCGAGTTGAATCTCGCGTTGCGATATCTGTTGTCTCCGTCGGCGACCTCAATCGTCGTGACAACGTCAGGGCCGTCGGAGTGATGAGTCACGGATAGGGTCTTGTTCTTTGTCTTGGTTTTTGTCTTGTTTTTGTGTGTTAGCTTGCTCACATCGCCCGAAAAGATCGCCTCGACCGTGTCCTGATAGCCGACGTGAAGGATGACTCGCGTTTTTCCAGACTCCAATATGCCTCTGGAAGCATCTGAAAGGTTGTATATCTCGATGCGAGCCGTGTTTGGGCTGCTGTCGTTGGTCTTTTCGATGTTGAACTTTATACGAAGCTGCTCAATGCGTCGTCCACTCCCGCCTTCTGGCTCGACGTCAAGCACCACCCGCCTGAGATATAATCTGCTCACTAAACCTCCGTAAATGCTCTCTGAGCGACGAACTCGACCATGTTGACCTCTCGGACAACAAGACCCCCGAAAGTCTCAGGAGTCCAGAGAGCGGCCTCTAGGCATGGCAAATTGTCAGGGTCATGCAACCTCTTCGCTGCTTTCGTAAAGCAAGAGGCAGCGATCGCCGAGGTCGTCTCGTCCACATTCCTCGTTTTGACCGCTGGCGTCGTAAAGCATGAGACCTCCGAGCGGTAGCCCGTCGATCTCAAATCGTCCGATCAGCTCTAAATTGACATGGAGCGGGAGTCCAGCAACCAGCGTGGTCTCGTCGGCGTCGTAAATCGTCATGCTCCATCTCTCTTCACGCTCGTTCCAATCGAACCTCAACACCATAGCGACGCTGTCAAGCTCCGTCCTTATCTTGAAGCTCGACAAATCCTCATCGACCTCGATCGGCACTAGATAGATTGGTCTGCTCATCGCGTACTCCTAAACAGTATGAAAAGAGCTGCTGGCATCACAGCGTTTCCGATCTTTGCCACGGCGCCCTTCGTTGCTGCCGACATCGATGACGACTCGGTTGACAACGGGTTGCCCACATCGACGGCGTTGGTTGTCTGCTGGCCCAAGTCTGAGTTGCCCTGCGCCATATCCGCGATGCCGTCCGCGAAAGCTCCGCCGCCCGTACTGCCTGTTGTAGCAATTCTGATCTCTCGCATGGTAGCGCGAAAGTGAATGGCTCGACCCGTTTGGGCCGTTCTAGGCACGGAAATCTGGGTCAGAATCATGTTTTTATATCGTTTCAGCCCCGTCACGACCGTGAATGGCTCGCGCTGTTCTTGAAGCCTCACGAGCTTATTATATGCGTCAATCGATCTCGCTGCCCTTCCGAAGTAGCTCAACGAAGTCCGCCCAAGGTTCATTATGTTTGTAATCTCTAAATATCCGAGCGGATAGTCTGAGATCACGCCCTCGATCGTCAACTGCTTCGGATTGATCTGAACGTGATCGGTGATCTTTGCGCCGTTCTCCACGGGGTTGTCGGTCAACTCGGCTGAGGTGACATGCTGCTCCGAGACCGAAGCGTCGAGCGTTACCCCGCCAATGCTGGCTTTTGTCTGCCCGAAAATTAAGCTCAATACACCCATTTATCTCGCCCCCTCTTCTTGCGCCCTGAGAGCGTTTCTGAAAGATGAGTTGAGGATGTCCTCGGTTTCGAGCCTCACGGCCTCCCCGATATCTTGCGCGTTGGCTCCGCTCTCGACGTTGACCTCAATCTTGATCTCGTTTTTGACGTCGTTCTTCACCGCAACGCCGCCTGAGCCTTGACCGACTCCGACAGGCCCATTTGGGTTGATCGCTCCGACCTTATTCGTCGCATCGTTTGCCAACCCCACAACATCGGGTAGCTGGCCCTTGATATACTTATCGGTGAGGCCGCTCTTGTCCAAAGCAAAGTTGATCACCTTTTGAGCTATTCCGATGCCGCTGATTTTCCATAGAAAGCCTAAAACCTTGCTCAACGTGTCGCTCAACTCCTTGACATAGTCGCGAGCGTCTCGCGCCCACTTCACAAAACCGACGGCCTTGCCGCTCGACAACGAGCGAATCGAGTCGACGAGCATCATCACACCAACGAGAATCCCTGCAACCACTCCGAGCGATATCCCGATGCCCTTGATACCCGTCGCCGCTATTCCCGAATTGACACCGACGACTTTGAGAATCTGAGCGAGATCGGCAAACATCATATACATTTTCGCAGTCTTGAGAGCCACAAACACGGCGAAAAGCGCCCAGAAAGCCTCTGAGAGCAATCCCGTTTTATCGTTGAGGCGCCCGAGACCCGTTGCGAGATCGACAATGCCTTGAATACCGCTCGCAATCGCCTTGATATACTTCCCGAGCTGCTGTCTGATGAGCTTCTGGTTGGCCTCGGCCCAATTCATAAATTGTTTGATGACACCCTTTAAGACGGGCAAAAGCTCCTTGCCGATCTCGATCGATGTCACAGTCAGAAAATCCTTGAAGTTTGACCACAGGCCCAAAAGCGTTTTGGACTGTTTAATCATGAGGTTGTTGAATCGTCCGCCCTCACCCGACATACTCTTGAAAGCCGCGTCGACCTGTCCAAAGCTAACTTTGCCCTTTGAGACAAGCTCGGTGACGGCCTCTTTCGATATTTTGAGCATCTTCGCAAGCTCGTCGAGAAGCGGAACACCAGCAACCGCGAAATCCCTCAGCTCGCGGCCCGTGAGCTTGCCCTGAGCCTTGATCTGTCCGAAGTTAAGCGCGAGCCGCTCGATCGGAACCGAGAGACCTGCCGAGACGTCGCCCAAAGCCTTGAGCGTCGGTATCATATCCTCAACCTCGATGCCCATACCCATCAAGAGCTTGGTGGTCGTGAAAATGCCCTCAAGCTCGAATGGAGTCTTGGCAGCAAAGTCGGTCAATTTTTTAATGAGATCGTGCGCTTGTTCGGCGGAGCCTGTCATGGTCTCAAAAGCGACCTCGATCTGCTCCATCATGCCAGCTTTTTTTGCTAGAAAAACAACTCCCGCTGAGATACCCGCGACTGCTGCCGTGACTGCAAAAGCAGAGCTTCGGAGCGACGACATACCTCGCTGATAGCGACCGAGAGCCTTCTGATCGGTCTTAAAGCCCAGCTTCGTGATAAGCTCTTTTACAATCACCGTCGCCCTCCGCGTTTCGACCCCTGAGCTTCGGCTTGAGCGTCCTTGTAATCCAAAACGTCTATGGCGTCAGCGAGGTCATCAATACTCCAATGAGTTTCTATTTCTTGAAGCGTCGCGACGTTGGCAAGTATCACCCGCCACACCGCCCAAAGCACATCTGGCGGAGCTATTGTGCAGACAGCTGCGACTTGACCACCGCGCCCACCGCTCCGCCTGTAATGGCGGCGAGGTCTCCGAAAAAATCGGCAAATTGAAACTCCAACACTTTGCGAACGAGTCGCGTCATGTGACCGATCTTTCCCGAAAAGTCCGAGTCAAAAATAATCTCTCGGTTGGTCGTGCCATCGTTAATGCGTACTCCAACGAGTATCTCCTTGACCAATGCCACAAACTCGTCTGGCTCGATCTGGCTTGTAATGGCCTCGATCGCCGAGCCTAACAGGTCTGGCGTGACTTCGGCCTCGTCACCCGCTGCCGACAAAATACCGATTGGCTTGCCGACGATCTTTGCCAGCGTCGCCAACAGCCGTGTCGCTTTTGTGGCTGAATACTGTCCGTAGGAATATCTGATGCCGTCAAGCTCGATCTCTTCTGTTCTTTTCATGGTCGCCTCCACGACGTTATCAGTTACCGCCAACGAAACACGTTAGGATGTCCGTCTCCATAATCCACTCTCGACCCGTTGCATCGGTGTCAAAAGTCGAGTCTGGGAGCTTCACAACCCAACCCGTCTCAGCCATATAAAGAGAGTCTCCGCTGTTGTCTTTTAGCAAAATAGGAACTGCGCCTGAGTTGGCGACCTCGTCCCGAAGCGCAAGGGCCGACATAATGGCGTTGGAATCCGATGACTGCATCAGCGTGAAAGTTATGCGACCGCTCTTGTTATTCGACTTCGAGCGTGTACCCTCGCCGTCTGCGCCTGTCTGCAAGCTCCAAGCATCTTCGTTTCTGGAAACCGTAATGAAGCTGCCCTCGCCGAAACCGCTCATTTGAACGCCCTCGATCAATAGGTTGACCTGTTTTGGGTCATAAGTGTTGACGCCCATAAAAACCTCCCCGTGTATCGTTATTTTATACTGTTACCACACCTTCAACCTCGACCTTGTGGATTGCTCCAGCGAGTCGAGCCGAGAACTCAATGTCAGGTAGATAGCGATCGGCTCTATCGGCTGTTGATACGTCTGTCGCCTTTGGAACCGTCACGGTGTATTCTGGGTCGTCTGCGATGAGACTTTCTCTCACGCCGTTCTCTAGCACGGCCCTGATCTCCGCCTCGATGACAGCGATGCCAGCGTCGGTGAATGGAATCTTTGGCAAATTGACCAAACGAGAGTAGATGCGCTCTTCGAGCCTCGCTTGAAGCCAATCTATCCCGCGCATAATGTCGATGAACTCGCCCGAAGCGACTGTCCCGTTGTCTGTGATGTCGACTCCGCCGATCTCTATGAACACATTTGCGTTCTTATTAAGCACCGCTGTTCTCTGCGTCTGCGTGAGAGCGTCCGCCGTGATACCCGCGAGCGTCTTGAACTTCCACGTTTCGTTGCCAGGATCATAGATCAAGCATTTGCCAAACCACGCGGCGTCGGCATAATCCGTCATGTCGCCGTTGAAGATCACAAATGTCCGCTCATAATTCGCCGCACTCAATAAATAGGCGAGGTCGGTCGTCGAGGCGGAATCGTAGATGCCCACATCGTCGGAGACCGTGCAGAAAATCTTGCGCTGGGTCTCGATATACTCCGCGCACTCCATGATGACGTCCTCGTCGCGATCGCAAAGCACGAGGCCATACCAATCGTCGTCGTCCTCTTGACAATCGGCGATATCCTCAGCAACACCGTGATTGTCCACGGTCGTCGCTATGGTAAAAGTCGGATTGGTCACGCCACCTGTGCAAGCATAAGTGGTTAACGGACAAGGGACGCCAGCCTCTTGAGCTGTGACCGTAATCGTGAGAACTCCGTCGGAGACCGCTGTTGCAACGTAGGGGCTGGCTTGAATCGCTGCGGCAAGATCGGTCATCGTCTGAACGTGTGATGCGTTCCACGGCACGGCAGCGATCGCCGCGCCCTTGACATAGCCCGTAGCCGTCGAGCCAACAACAAAATCGACGTTTAGCACGAGAGTCTGAACCTGCGCGACTTGTGTGCCACGTTTTCCGATCTTCGCCAGCTCCACACTCGGAGACTGAGAGAAAACCGATGCCGCTGCCGCATACTCCGCGTCAGTCGAGCTGAAATCGTCGAGTACAGCCGTGAGGTTGGCATACTCTCGAACCGTTCCAGCGACCCAACCCGCGACGACTGTCTCGCCCAAAATCATAGGGACGCCAAAGCCAGCCTGAGTCACGCTGCGAGTTTGTCTGTCGATTGTGATTTTAACTACTGTGGAAATTGGAATATATGGCATATCAGCCCCCTTGCGTTAAGGAATAATCGTTGGCCCGACATGAACTGTTGCAGCGCCGCCCGATATATCGCCTTCATATTCAATGGTTTCAATTATACCTAAATCGTCCTCGATGCTGTCTGCCACACCCAAATTAACGTCGGCTTGACATCGTCCTTCTGTCTTAGTTTCTAACATACCGCTCAGGTTTTGCATAGTCCCGATTGTCAAAACGGAGAGACCGTCATCGTACAAAAGCCGCTGAATTGTGATCTTGTTGAGCGATATGAGAGCCTGAGCCATATAGTCGCTCGCGGAGTCGCCGAATACGTTGATTGAAACCGTGAGACGCCTCTGGCCCACTATCGTCGTGATATTCGTGTCTGGGTCTATGGCCCTGATCTCGTCTTGCCCCACGGGTACAAGCTGCATGAGCCGCACCGTTGCATAGGGTCGATCGGGTCTCGGAGTCGCCTGATCTGCGAATATCGTCGTGACTGCCTCTGCGGTCTGAGTCACCGTCTCCGTGCAAGCCGCCTGAGAAGCTCCGCCCGTGACCGTCGGAGTTGTGCCGAAAAGTAAGACCTGACCAGATTGTCCGTAGACCGTTATCTGGCGATCTCCCGTGATTGGAGCCTTGAAAACGTCCGAGTGCCTCATGAGGTTTTCGGAGAGTATCTCCATTGTGTCGTCGTGATCGTCGTCAAAGTCGGTCTCTCGGACAGCGACGCCGTTGATCGTGGCGTTGATCTTGTTTGCTGTTACGAAGTCCGCATCGAAGTCGAGCGCGATGAGCTTGGGCCGACCCATTGAAGTCGATAGCCAATTATAGAGCGCACCTTTTATCTCGGTGGTATTCACTCGTTGACCTCCGTGAGCCTGACCTTGTAATGAGGCAAGTCCCCCTCCCACTTCTCCACGCCTTGAACCTCGAACTCCACGCTGTCATAAGCGATGAGATCGGCTTTCTTACTGCTCGACGTCTCGACCGTGTGCAGCTCCGTCGTCGTGTAGCCCTTCATCTGCCGCCGAGTCCGCTCACCCTCTGGAAGCGCCATCAGCTCTTTCTCTGTCAACGGCATAATCGCCATATTGACGTTAAAGCTCGCCGTGGCCCCATCGACATAAGTGCCATCGGTGTATGACCCAGAGGCGTACCGCGTGACCGCGATCGTCTTGCCAAAGTCTTGGATTAGATCGACGCTCACCCGTTGACCTCCACATCGAAATTGATTGATTGCCTGAGCCGTCCCGTATCGATCAATGGCTGGCTCGACTTCTTTTTTGATACGGTCGACGGAGCGTTGGAGACCCAACCCCCACCGACGATCTCGCTTTGAATGAATCCTTTGTACTCTTCGCCAACAGTACCCAGAGCTGATCGGACGTTCTTTGAGCCTATGTAGATGTCACTCACGAGAGACTCAAAGCGCCTGTTAACATGGCCCCTGCGCTTCTCGAAGGTCTGCCGCATAAAAGGTCTTTCTGGTATGATTGATGTCCCGAACTCGTTGAACGTGGCGACGTCCACGACGTTGATCGTCCCGCCTTCGGTCGCATACGTTCCCGCATTAGATAAGATGCCGACCTTGACATACGAATCGGCCATTTTAATGATCTCTCGCTTAATGCGTTTCCAGCCGTGGTCAATCTCTTTGACGCCTTTCATGTTATCACCATAGGCAAAACGATTGAGCGGCGCATGGATATGAACAACTGCCCGTAAGATGTCGTGCCAAGCTCGTCCTTTGACACTCCCTCGGAATAAGATCGGGAGAGATCGCCAGCTTTCTCGGAGTCGACCGCGCCACCCTTGCCCTTGCGATTGCTAACCGTGATGAGGTGAGCAGCCATAACAGCGCGAGCAAAATCAGCCTTAGCGCCCCAATTCGCCTTATTGATATACGAATTGGCGTGAACGATGAATCTCGCGAGTCTGGCGTCGTCCTCGGTGTCAAGCTCAGGCGCCAAATCTTTCACATCATCAATTGATGTTGCCATCTTCTGACTCCCTAAAGTCGCTTTCCTTCGGTGTTACCTTTTCGACCTGCTCGGCGATCACCTTCAAAACGCCCTTGCGTGTCTCGATATCGGCCCATTTTTCGAGCAATTCGAGGTTGAAAGTCTCGACAACGATCTTGTTGGCCTCTGCGACTGTCAAGCCAGCAAGAGCATCTTCATCGTCCTCAACATCTTCGACGCCGTCCACGATAGCAGGGGCAGTCGGTTTTGCGGCCTTTTCTCCGCCTCTAATCCAGACGAGAGCGCCTGTGTCAAACCGCTCTTTCATAAGCGGGTGATCTTTGTACTTGTCCCAAACCTTTGAATCCACCTCGTTAATGCCAGGATAGAGCCTCAATGAGCCAATTCTCCATACGTTCGGTAGTGTGTAGTGAATCATCAACTTTGCCATGACCTGCCTCCTTGAAAAAAACGGGCAACCCCCTTTACCAGAAGTTGCCCGTGGGTTTATCTATCTTCGCCCCTTTTGGCGTTGATTATATTCCGTAGACCTTGCTTGCGGACAGCGGGTAATAAACGATCGTGCCGCACATACGCTGATGACAAGGGATCTCGAACTCAAGGCCCTTCTCTTGCGGTGGAAACTGCTCAAACTCGCTAGGGATGTTAAGCTCGACCTTGTCTGGGTTGCGGTTATAAATCACGAACTGATCTGCCGTACCCGTTCCCGTTCCCTTCAACTCGAAACATGGAATGACCTGCTTGAGCCAAGGATTAGTCCTCAGAACGAAATCAAGGATTGTCGCGTCACTATTCGACGCCCTCGGAGTTGAGGCAATCAATCCATACTGATATTCTGGAAGCAACAACGTGTCGGGAGCCTCGACGCCTTTGGTCAGGTCGCGCATATCGTTGACTGCGTCGTTGATGTCGCGAATTATCTGATCTGGTGTCTTGGTCGTCCATGTTGAGGTCGCGCCAACACCGTCGGCCTCTGCCAAAGCGTTCGGAATGTTCGCGTTGGAGAGAAATCCTGGCAGATTGTGGTCTGTGTCGCCGAAAAATGCGATGTAATTCTCTAAATACTTGATTGCACGTTTCGCGG